CTATATGGCCAAACGTCATAAAACCACTGCGAACATTGATTGCCATACCCCAGCGAACAAAAAGCGAAAGTGTTGTAAACTGGCAACATATGGACTGATAACCCGAACAAAAGCCTAAAAGACTGACAGAGTAAACAAGGAAGTAACTAATTTATAATGCCAAAATATAAGGTGAGGAAGTGGGAATACTGAAGTCTTGCTATCCTATATATCCAGTCGTCTCTCATGCCGTTGTAAACTGGTAGTCATTGAGATAGTCTGATATGGTCTGATTATTGATTTGGTCTGATTAGATTGATTAAGGTCATTTTTACGGTCCAGTCCGTCTCTCGCTTCAGCAGTCTAGGCTGAACACTCCCTTATATAGATAGCAATCCAGTCCAGTTTTCAACTAATCATAATTAGTCTAGTTGAGATTCGATATGAGCCACGATTGCCCTTACCATAGTGTCTATGAGCACAGTTGTCAACTACTCTTGTCCTAGTCTATCCTAGAGTGTCTAATGAGACTTGTTTAGTTTACAACTCTTTGTTGGCTGACCAGTCAATAGGCTTGTAGGGTTTACAACTGGGTAGGGGTATGCCGTCTTTGGCTGATGGGGTTTTGAGGATTTTGGGGGTCAATGTCCAGAAAATTATGAGAAGTAGTTTGAAAATTCAAGAATCCTAGTTTACAACCATATGGACAGTCCGGAAAATTATGAGTAATTTTTGACAACTTTCCAAGACATAGTTGTAAACCCTCTAAACCATAGCATAGGATAGACCAAAGGGTCAGATTGGTTGTAAACTCAAGCAAGACTTAGATAAGATAGTTTTCAACTAATCAAGATGGTTGTAAACGCATGTAAGGTTCTACTCTACTATAAGGTATTTTTGGTTCCAGTAGTTTTCAACTCTTTTTGGTTAGGTTCTTAGATTGTCTTTTAGGGTTGTAAACTAAAAGGAATAGTTGACAACTTTTTAGGGGGGTCTAAATAGTGTACCTTATAAAGAAAGATACTGTAGAATTCTAGGGCGTTTTTTGGGATAGGAGTCAGACGCTTAAGGCTGAGAAAATTTTGAAAAATTTTTGGGGCTTTTATGGTTTGGACTTGACAAACTTTTTGGGGGGATGTATGCTGAGGGCAAGTGGGTGTGTAGAACATTATGGAGGGTATAAAAAATGTCGGTCATGCGTTGCAAGATGCGAGTTACCGAAGTTCTGCATGTGAAAGCCCCTACTGGTGCCATTGAAAGCGAACGGGTCAAGCTGTCGGCTGTTACAAATGGCAATGCTGAAAACAAACAGTGGTCTAAATGGACGCCGTCGGCCGAGTTCAGTATAATCATAAATAACCCCGGAGCGTTCAATTGCCTTTCGAGTGGGCATGAGTTCTATGTTGATTTCACTCCTGCCCCGCCTATAATTGGGGGCTAAAAAGGGTAGGCTCTATGGCAGAGAAGAATAAAGGTGGTCGTCCCACGAGCTACGAAAGCTCCATGCCTAAGCGGGCTTTCAAGCTGGCCCTTTTAGGCGTAACGGATAAAGACATTGCCGAGCAGTTCCTCATTGGGCTAGACACCTTTTATGAGTGGAAAAATAAACACCCCCAGCTAAAGGCTGCTATCGTCGCAGGGCGCAAGGGGGCCGACAGCCGCGTTGCTAAGGCTATGTACCGACGGGCCTGTGGCTTCTCACACCCCGAGGAAGTAATCAAAGTCACTAAGGATGATAAGGTCATCCGCGTGATGACGTCCAAGTACTACCCGCCCGACGTAGAGGCCGGTAAGTTCTGGCTGACCAATAGGCAGCGTGCCCTGTGGAAGAGCGTATTCAGGACCGAGCACACCGGAGCCGACGGTAAGCCTATAGAGCTTAACGAGCAGCAGGCCGCCATGGCTGCCATAACGGATGAAGAAATGAAGTTGATTACCTCTATTGGGTTGCGGGCTAAAGCCCAAGTAGGCAAAGACAAGAACGGAGCGACTAACTAGGCCCCTTATTATATGGTTAAAACGGCTAGCTCTAAAATACTGGAAAAGATCCTCCAGGACAATCCCTTCCCCCCTGAGAGGAAGGCCCTGCATGTAACAGAGGATCCTGAAATAGACTTAGCCGTTACCAGTGCCCCCGACCCCACCGACGATAGTGAAGTCACTTTATCTAGAGAAGCCCTTATACGTCAGCTTATACTCAACCCTAACCTAGCAGCGGCTGAGATGTGCCGCAGGTCATTCTTTTATTTCGAGCAATACTTTTGGGAATGTGTCAGCAGGGAGGAGCCCACCTGGAACTGGCATATTGAGTACCTGTGCCGAGAACTACAGATACTGGCTCTCAGAGTTGCGGCGGGGTTGCCTAGAGAATATGACCTTATAGTCAACGTACCTCCAGGCACAACTAAATCCATAACCTGCTCAATCATGTTTCAAGCCTGGTGCTGGTCGCGGTGGCCCTGGTTCAAATTCATCACCGCTAGTTATTCTGGAGACCTAAGCTTAGACCACGCTGCTAAGTGCCGCGACTTAGTAAAGAGCGAGCGCTATCATGAGTTATTCCCCCACATTGGTGTGCGTGAAGATAAAGACACGAAGTCTAATTTCGAGATACAAGAATTTTTGCCCACAGGGCAGACCCGTATCGGTGGTGGGCGGGTTTCTACATCTGTAGGGGGCACAGTAACGGGCTATCACTCACACTTTTTAATCGTGGACGACCCACTCAATCCTAAGCAGGCTGTGTCTGAAATAGAGCTTGAAAAAGCCAACTATTTTATGGATCACACTCTACCCACCCGTAAAGTGGATAAAGCCCTGACCCCCACAATACTTATTATGCAGCGGCTTCATCAGAATGATCCCACCGGCCATTGGTTGGCAAAGGAAAAAGCTAACGTAAAGCACATTTGCCTTCCAGGTGAGATACGCAATTATAAGGAGCAAGCCCAACCCCCCGAAGTAACCAAGTACTACCATAATGACCTATTAGACCCCAACCGTATGAGTTGGACCGTTCTCGACGACCTATTAGCCGACTTAGGCCAATACGGATTTGCTGGTCAAATAGGGCAGCACCCCGTGCCTCCGGGCGGGGGTATGTTCAAGGTGGATCACTTCCAAGTTATAGACGCTGCCCCCCATCCAGCAGACTTTATAAGCGTAGTCAGGTACTGGGATAAAGCGGGCACGGCTGATGGTGGGGCCTTTACGGTAGGAACGAAGATAGGACAGCTAAAAGGCAATAAAAAGTACATAGTGCTAGACGTAAGACGCGGTCAGTGGAGCGCAGAAATTCGCGAACGTATGATGCGTGAAACCGCCGAGGCCGACGGCTCTAAGGTTGTTATTTGGGTAGAACAAGAGCCAGCCAGCGGCGGTAAGGAATCGGCCGAGGCCAGCATAAAGAACCTAGCTGGTTTTTCTGTATATGCCGACCGACCTACAGGAGATAAGGTTAAACGTGCTGACCCGTACTCAGTTCAGGTCAACGTAGGGAATATCCTTCTGCTCAAAGGTGATTGGAACCGTGGGTTTATTGAAGAGCATAGGTACTTCCCCTTCGGTACGTTTAAGGACCAAGTTGACTCGGCCGCAGCAGGCTTTAATCAATTAGCGAAGAAAAAGCTGGCCGGTGTTCTCGGTGGTGGGCGTAGGAGGTAGAGTTATGGGAGTATTTTTTGCGGGAGAACCAGCAGTACAACCTAAGTACAAATTTGCAGAAGAATGTAAGTTAGTGCATGATCTTCTTAAAGCCTTTGGACTTGATGGCAAACATGTTGTTGAATTCCATCTTTATGCTAAAGTTGGTGAGGTTGTGAAGTTATCTGTTATGATACATCAGAATGAGATCAGCGAAGACACTATTTGCAAAACGTATAGGTTGGTCACCGAAGAAGTAATTGAAGAAGCTCCTCCTATAACGGAGAACTCTAATGGTTAGACGCAATGGGAAAATTTCTCGTTCAACATCAGAACATGGACCCACAAGAAATGCTAAGGAACTAGAGGGCACAATGCGTAGCCGCCTTCAAACTATGGAAGCATTGCTTTCCACAGCTAGGATAGCAGCTTCTCTGGGCTATAGCTACGGTACCGACCGAGACTTATATCAAGCTCTGGGCTATGTAGGGCAGAGTGACCTGAATTATGATAAGTACGTAGCTCAATACACTCGACAAGATTTAGCGAAGGCTGTGATAAATAGGCCAGTGAACGCCACATGGAGTGGGGAACTTAGCCTTTTTGAATCTTCCGACGTTGAAGAGACTAGACTAGAAGAGGCTTGGAAAGACCTAGACAATAAACTCGCCCTACGGTCTAAGTTCGCTCGAGTGGATAAGCTCACCGGATTGGGCAAGTACGGTGTGCTCCTTTTAGGGTTTGACGACGTTAGTGATAAAGAAGGGTTTAAGCGACCTGTCAGTTCTGGTGATAGAGAACTGCTTTATGTCAAGCCGCTAGGGGAGTCTTCAGCCACGATAGAGGAGTATGAATTAAACACCAACAATGAACGCTACGGGTTGCCCTCTTTATATAAGGTTATAACGAAAGATCCTAAAGGCGGGTCTGAAACTAATGTGTTCGTTCATTGGACTCGGGTAATTCATGTAGCCGGAGACTTATTGGAATCCGAAACTGAAGGCACCCCACGGCTAGAATCTATATTCAACCGCCTAAAGGATGTAGAAAAGATAGTAGGGGGCAGTGCTGAGATGTTCTGGCGGGGGGCACGGCCAGGATACGCTAGTGAAGTGAATCCTGACTTTACCCTTACTGAAGAGAATGAAGATGCTTTACAAGACCAGCTTGACGAATACGAACATAATCTCCGTCGTATCCTTGTACTAACAGGGATGAAGTTAAATCCGTTAGCTCCTCAAGTTTCTGACCCACTACCGAGTCTTAATGCGCAGATTCAAATGATAAGTGCAGACACTGGTATACCGATGCGCGTTCTGTTAGGGTCTGAGAGAGGGGAGTTAGCTTCTACGCAAGACCGCTCCAGTTGGTTAGAGGCTATACAGAGCCGCCGCAAGGAGTTTGCTGAACCTTGTATAGTCATCCCCTTTGTGGAGCGTTGCATTCAGTGCGGCGTACTGCCCGAGGCTGGAAAGAATGGATACACTATAGAATGGTCCGACCTTTGGGCGATGTCCGATAAAGACAAGGCTGAGGTAGGTCGAGCGAGAGCAGAAGCACTTAGGGCCTATGGTGCGGCGGGGCCTGCTATGGATGCGGTGCCGCCTAGAGCGTTCTACGAACTGTTCCTTGGACTTAAGCAAGGAGAAATTGACCTTATAAACAAGTTCAGGGAAATAGCCTTAGCAGACGAAGATAATGAACTACTCAATCCTGATGAAGAGAAGATAGAAGGAGCAGCTATAGGGGCTGCTGGTGGTGGGACAGGTACTGAAGAAGACGAAGCAGAATTGACAGGAAGATAAATGACTATAGCCGTTCACAAACATAGCGATATTTGCCTCCATGCTAAGTCGGATAAACGAGACCCGACTAGAACGCTCACTTTGCGTAATGCGTTTGCTGGTGCTATGGGAGCTAGGTTCAAGCGGCTATACAAACTCATACGGACGGGTGTTGTAGATAACGATTGCTTTGGGCTTAGGACCAGAGATACTCGGTTTAGAATAACTACGTTCCAGGTCCAGCCCCCCAGCTATCATGCGTTTGATTATCCCTTATCTGCTGATAAAGTTGCTGCCTTTATGGCATGGCTTAGACAGGCCGTTGCCGATGGCATATTAGAAATGGAGCTTTATGAGCAGGTAGGTGATGCCTTTAACGATGCTTGGACCAACGTGTATATTAGGCAGGCGTATGAACGAGGAATATTGCGTGGCCGGCAGGAGCTTGAAATAGCCGGTTTTGATGTGCCTAGTATAGTGGAAACGGGTGGCCTAGCGGCTTCGTTTGCTTATCCTATGCATGCCGATAGGGCAGGACTTATATACCTGCGCACGTTTTCTGATCTTAAAGGCATAACCGACGCAATGGATAGCCAGATAAGCAAGATTCTGGCTCAAGGTATAACCGAAGGTAAGAACCCATATGAATTAGCCCGTCTGCTTATCAGGACGATGTCTGGTCCTGACGAGGACTTAGGCATAACCGACACATTAGGCCGTTTTATTCCGGCTGAGCGTCGGGCTAAGATGTTAGCTCGGACTGAAATAATCCGGGCCCATCATCTAGCCACCATTCAAGAATACGAAAATTGGGGAGTATTAGGGGTTAAGGTCAAAGCAGAGTGGCAGACGGCAGGAGATGAGCGGGTATGTCCTATTTGTTTAGCTTTAGAAGGTAGGATTTATACCTTAGACGAGATTAGAGGGATGATACCAAAACATCCGAATTGTTTCATAGATTCGCAAGTTCCTGTGTATACTTCTAAAGGATGGAAACCTATTGGTAAGATTAAGGTTGGTGATTTGGTCTTAACTCATAAAAAACGGTTTCGTCGAGTTTACGCATTACCACGTTCTAAGGGTGCTCCGGAAGTAGTTAAGTTCTCAATAAAAAACTATAGAACAATGACTGTTACAGCTAATCATCTTGTTTTGGTGACAACACCGAGTGGTAGGTGTAGGTGGAAGGAAGCACAGTATGTAATTCAAAAGGACAAGCTGTGGTTGTTAGCCAGTGAATGTGCTAGATGTGGCAAGTTAATTCCGTTCTTCCATAAGTATTGTGGACGTACATGTCTTAGTTTAGATATCACCGATAAACAATGGGCAAATCCTAAGCATAGAGAAATTATACGTATGAAAGTTGGCAAAAGGATGAAGGAACTTTATGCTTTAGGTTTGAGAGATGGACGGCAGGATACTGCAGCTGCCCATGCTAAGGTTAGAGAACTCGTAGCAAAAGGTTTATTTTCAACGGAGAAGACTTCTAAAATACTTACAGCATTTAATAAAAGTAATAGAGGACGAAGACTTTCTTCGGAAAGAATGAAAAAAAATAATCCAATGCGGAACTCTATTTACGCCAAAAAATCACGAGATTCTAGGCAAGAAATGTATATAAATAACCCTGAAAGAAGACTGAATGCACGGATGGCAAAACATCGTAAAAGTAGCAAGATGACTTATATTGAACAGCGTATGGCAGAATTGTTACGTAAATTAGGAATTTCTTACATTTTTCAATATCCTGTTCTTAAGTACGATGTGGATTTTGCTATTCCGGCTTTGAAAATAGCAATTGAATGTGATGGAGAGTATTGGCATAGGGATAAGCAAGCAGATGATATTAGGCAGAAAAGAATAGAAAATGAAGGATGGTTTGTTTTGCGGTATTCCGGTTCTAAAATAAATCAGTGCCTTGAAGAAATACAGGGAGAAATACTAAGGGTTGTTCAGAATCATATAGGTGAGTACAAAACACTGGCCTGGCCAATAACTAAGATAGATAGAAAAGTTCTTAAGAAAAACCGGAGACTTTATAATCTTAGTGTTAGAGAAGACGAGTCATACATAGCCAGAGGTGTGATAGTTCATAATTGTCGCTGCGTCGCGTTGCCTGTTGATGTGACCGATGAAAAATGAATTGTCGCTGTGTTGCATTGCCTGTAGACGTGACTGACGAGGCTGCGTAAGAAGGAGGCTCTAAAATGCCGTGGACCGTTGCTGATGTAGATTCCCACAAGAAGGGATTATCTGCAAAAAAGAAGAGGCAGTGGGTGGCTGTAGCAAACTCTGTCCTTGCTAAATGCATGAAGGATGGAGGAGCAGAGTCTGAGTGTGCTGCCTCTGCTATAAAACAGGCGAATAGTGTTGCAGCTAATGAAGAAGACTTGAATAAGTACTCCACCCATCCTATGCAGGTTAACAGTTACACTACTCGGGTTGAAATGCATTTGGAACGGAAGCATATTGTAGTTCCAGTTATTATTATGGTAGAAGGTGTGCATAATGGCTCACACGGCCCAATTTTGCATACGGCAGAGGAACTATCTAGGTTCGTGGAGGCTTGGAACGGCATTCCTATAGCAGTGTGCCATCCTGAGCGGGATGGTGGAAATGTATCTTGCAATTCCCCTGATGTTATAGAGGAAGAGCTTGTTGGGCGCGTGTATAACGCGGCCTTCGAGAATGGGCGGCTAAGGGCTGAGGCCT